GTCGCAAAGTCAATGCTGTTATAGAGAAACAGATGGGTACTAGAACAGTTGTGTTTAATAATCCAACTCAATCAACTAATGCTGTTAATCAACAAGCAACGCTAACAATTGGATTTTTCTGTACTGCAGGATTGAATGATGGAGTTCTTCAGAACTATTGTGGGCTGCGAGATCTTTATACGCTTGCGAATAACGATCCTGTTAATCGTACCGGGAAATTGAAGTTTAAAAGTGGAGTTTTGGATGTTACTTTTCAGGCTGCGACTGATAATGCTGTCGGGATTGAGCTAGATGTTTACGAGTTTGTCTTTAACGGAAAAGAGGCACCTTTTACGAATGTAAATGATATATTTACACAAGCGGCTGCCATTACTGGACCTATTAGCGGAGCTGGTAATTCATTGTCTATCATAGATAGAGGAGTTACCCCTTTTGATTTGCCTGAAGCGTTTTCAGTTGGTCACTTTAGTATTAAGAAGAAAACAAAATATTTATTGCCCCCTGGAAATACTGCAACGTATCAAATTAGAGATCCGAGAATGAAAACATGGAATAAGGAAGATATTTTAGATGATAACGGAACGTTTACTGGTTCTAAGAAAGGAGCAACTGTGTTGTATGCAATATTTAAACCTGTCGTGTCGCCTGGTTTGTCTGTTACTTTAAATGCGGGGGTTACAAGAAAATACTCTTATTATATTAATGAGAGTTCGGCTGATTTGGACCAAAGGTTCCCATGAGCGAAGCGGTAGAGAGCCGCCGTGGAGGCGAGGCGGCTCCAGTAGGGAAGTAATAGTGTTAAACCGTATAATATATATTAAAACGGATGATTTACAACTGCCCATTCCCAGTCACTATCTTCAGAATCTAAGGCAAGCGTAGGATGCTGTCGATGCTCCGGTTCAGAGACATAAGGTCTATCCATATGGATTACCGTTGTCAATCTTCTTTGCAAGGCTGCTTTATGGTTTTCTGACGCGTTCGGATACCACTGTTCAGGGGAGAGGTTGGAGGTGATGATGAAAGTTTTTGCGTTGAGGACGACTGCACCACCTTTGACTTCAACCATACACGGGTATCGGTCGATCCATCGAAGCAGATAGGTGATGTCGATGAGTCCCGAGAATTCGTCGATGATGACCGTTTCTTCCCCTTGGTAACCGTCCCACCATTTGATGTTCGGGTTCTTGACGTACGCTCCCGGTCCTTCACCAAATGCACGATGACTTTTGCCAGTGCCTGTAGGTCCCCAGTAGACATTGCATTTAGTTCCTTCACGAAATCCAGGTCGAGCATGATCTTTCGCGATTCTCGTAAGATTTCCGTAATGTCTTACGAATATATCTTCAGGTACCGAAGATAAATCTCCAGAAATTGCTGCATCTTTTACTTTTTTCCAATCGGTTGCATTATTTCTGCGAACTGCTCTAGTTCCGTATTCGAACTCTGTTCCAGGAACTTTTGTGTCTTCTTTCCAGACATAATCATCGGCTGCATCAGAACGAGTTAATTCCAAGTGAGCTTCACGACAAAATAAATTCTTAGTTGCTAACATTCTTTTTTTCGATTTAAGTGCGCAAAGAATCTGCCAATGGTGGTAGCCACCTTCGCCGATCTCCTGTTGACCGCGACAGTACTGAATATCCTCACTCCAAGTTTCCGGAATGTTCCATTTGTCGACGGGGATCGTCAATAACCAATATCTACCTTGAACTGCGACAGCCGGCATCTGAGACTTTGCGACCAGTATTACTTACAAGAGCAAAGTCCCACGTCCCGGGAAGTCCCGATATATAAGGCGATCGATAAGAGCACGTGTGATCGATCATCGATAACAAATTTGCATGGCACGCTACAAACCCAATCGCAACAAATTTGGTGGTGTTAATAATATATTACAAGGTGCTCGGACTGCTTATCAGGCTTATCAGTTGTACAATAAGTTCCGACCACGAGCACCCCCACCTAGACCACCACGTCAACGTGTAACCAATGGTGTCGGAGTAACTACACAGTATGATAAAAAAACTGTGTATTATAAGAAACGAATGCCATACAGAAAGAAGATGGCATGGAGACGTTTTAGTCGCAAAGTCAATGCTGTTATAGAGAAACAGATGGGTACTAGAACAGTTGTGTTTAATAATCCAACTCAATCAACTAATGCTGTTAATCAACAAGCAACGCTAACAATTGGATTTTTCTG